CCTGAGTTTATAGAGGCTTTCCATCCTTACCGGTTGGTATAAAGCTTGAGTATGAGAACGCAATTCTATTGACCTTGAAACCGTTAACCTCTATAGCCGACCTTAACTCTTCATCATAACCTTCCAGCTCTATCTTATCGACATACTCGATCAGCTCGGGCAGTCGAGGTCTTATCGGGTCTTCTGGAGACATGGTGCCCTTCCCCGTTATCGGCACCTCATAGTATCCTAATACTTTAGGTTGTGGTGCTGGCTCCCTTGACTCGGTCCTTATGAAGATACTTGACCACGCCAGATTCACTTCATGTCTGAGGAATGCGATGCCCCCTGATGTAATCGCCGTATCAGTAGCACTAAGCCTTAAACTGCCATCCCTATACGCCTCAAGCGTTGAGCCCACAATCCTGAATTTTAAGAGATATGCATGCACATTTGACAAATCAACCGCTTCCCTTGCCAGAGTTGTGCAAGTCCCTCCAACGAATTTATGTATTGCAAAGTCCCCAGTAGAATATGGCGTGTCGAAGTCTAACACGTAGTAGTTGTTTGTATCCACGAACCTGAATGAGGCATTCCCCTTCGTCCCAACTACGATGTATTCAATGTATCCATTCGTGAAGGTGTATTTTGTAGAGTAAACGCCTTCAGTTGCGCATGCTGCTGAACGGTAGAGGTATAGGCCTCTAGTAGCCCACTTAACGGTTGGGCTACCAAACACCGTGAAATCATTTGACACGTATCCCTTCACCACGCCCTTGTCCAATACTATAGCGACCCACCCCATCCATGTCTCAACATCGGTTGGGTCTAGGAGGTTTAATGCTGTGGTTCCATCTGGCGAGAACCGTAGCTTCTTTAAATCGCTCCTAAACCATATCCTCCCTGCGGCTAGTGCCGGGTCTGCGGTAAGGCCTTTAAGGGTTATGTAGTCCAGCGATGCCAGCTTAGCAGTCGTTACACTACCGTCCGGGTGGTCTATTGGTGTCTTTAGCCTGTGGTAATCTAAGACTATGTCAGGCATTTAATCACCTCGTGCACGAATCTCATAATAAAAGATTGTGTATGTCATCAACAGAGCACCACTATATCCTTTACATATAACTTTTTGTCGGAGACAACAAATAAGGTTAGCTATAGTCATAGCTGTATTCCGACGATCCTGAAAAGAAGAAGAAGAATAATTCCAATGCTGAGTCCTAGACCGAACTGCGAGAGTTCCTCGTATGCAGTGTCACCCAATTTCCACTCTTGGTCAAGCTCGTAGAGAAGGAATATTAGGAACGAGACAGCTGTCAGTACAGGGCTTATGATGACGGACATAGATGATAGAAATCCAAAAGCTACGTGAGCAAGATTCTTAATGATTCCTCTCCAATCCATGTTGAGGATCCCCAACAATATATATAAGCGAGGAATACTATATAATTTTTCTTGGAGCAAACATTAAGAAGGTAACACTCATGAAAGATCCAGGCACATGGAAAAAATTCATGCTTGAGAACCCTCCTCCTGAACCAGAAGCAGTAGAGGAGATAGACGACGAATACTATGGCAAAGAGTATGCATACAGGAAGCTTGGATTACTTCCAGAGAGGTGAGAATCGTGTGTAGGATAGATCGATGGCTAAGAAGAATATTCTACTCTGGTCCCTGCTATCCTTTCTCTGTTACTGAAGATGAGAGAAACTACTTGTTGCAGACAAGAGCAAAGCTAGCTAGATGGATCACACTTGCAAATGCAGGAACCTTGGGTCCATCTCTGAAAGACACTCCTGTAGATGTTGCATTAGATATAGCAGACATGGCAAACAAGCTGTATGACTGGTATGTCCCACCATTCACCATAGACAGAGTTAGACTGGAAGAAAATGAGCTTAACTCAATAATAAATGACCTGAACGCTAAAGGAGGTCTCCAGCAGTGGCTAAGACTCGACGACAAATACTTCTCTGTAGATAGAAGCACTTTTGAAAAGATTATCCAATGGGACTGGACAGATACCCGAAAGTATTTGTCAGATACTTTTGACTGCGACAAGTTCGCCATGTACTTTAAGAGCAGAATGGCCATAGACTTCGGGATAAATGCTGTGGGAGTTATATTTGACTACAGTGCCGGACATGCATACAACATTGTAATAATTAAGGATCAGCAAGGAGTAGAGTGGCTCCTATACGAGCCTCAGAATGACAACATCTTCAAGTACGAGGACAGAGACACAAAAATGTATAAAATGCAGAATTACTATTTGGTTCTCTGAATATTTTTTTGTTTCCTACCTTAGCATGATTAATAGCAAATCTATAGCAATAGTTACCAGTATTCCTGCAACAATATACCAAGTCTTGGAGTCTACTTCTTTAATAGATTCTTCCACAGAGTCTATTTTCTTATCGAGGCTCTGCAAGGTTCTTTCTAATGAGTCTACCCTTGACTCTAATCGTGCTACTCTCTGAAGTAGATCAATCACTATTGGATCATTGCTACTTAGTCTGTGTTCTCTCTCATTTTCCACTCGAGACACCTCTCTCGTAGCCGTGCTTATAACCAAAGTAATAGCCAAGAACGGCTGTGATTATTGCTATTGCTTGCTCCGCGTTGAGTGAGTTGAGTATCAGTGCAATAAATGCTCCCATAACAACTGCTAGAGCGATCACATCTCTAGCTTCCATAGCTATCACCCATAAATCTCGTGATACTTGATCTATGTTCGTTTATACTGCAGAGCATACATAGTCACCTTGATTTAGAGGTACGAGAAATGTTCCATTGTAGTCTACTAGTGTTCCTCCTGTACAAGTGGAGTTCTTTGATACAGTATATGTGTATGGTTTGAGTCCTGTTCCATCGAACACTACAGCATTTGTCGAGCACTGCTGGGTTACTGAATTGTATGAGCAGAAGTAGCCGTCAGCTTTAAACCCGCTTCCAGCGTAGTAGCTAATCAGAGCATCAGCTAAGGCTCCACATGTCGATTTAGCCATTGCTCAACCCTCATGTTCATTATAATTGCTTCTCTGAGAATTAGAAGCATAAGTGTCTCATAGTATCTCAGTCCCAGCTTCTTCGAGATCTCTGTAGCTTGATCCTTTAGTATCTCTAGGTCTCTTGCTAAAGACTCCATATCAACCCTACTTTGACTCTTCAACTTTATCTACCTCTGTTCCGAATAGATTCTTTGCATGTTCCTTTATGAAACTTGGTATATCTCTTGCTTTATCTTCTCCCGTCATTACTATGAATGCTCTCCCATCTTCAAGAACTACTCCCACCACTATTGTTGATCCTTTTTTCTCCAGGACCTTGAACTTTGCTTTCATGACTCACTCACCCCATATATTTTAAATCCATGCTGGAAGCACTAATATAGTTATGTTCTGGCCAGCGGCTGTAGCACCCGATAAAGCGATTCCTATTACTCTGCTTATGCTGGAGCTAATAGAGACACCTGTAAGGAATGTGCCAGTACTTGTTGACACAGAAGTTACAGCAGATCCCGTAGTCGAGGATACTCCTGTTACAACTGATCCTGTTGTAGGTGTTACTCCAGCAACTACTGTGTTCCCTGATGTTGATGTTATGCCTGTAACTACCGTGGCATAAGATTTGGATATTGCTGTTACTACGTATCCAGATGTTGTGCTGTGAGAATGTCTAAGGTAGCCACTAGAGTCTGTAGACCATCCTGTATCTGTTCCTATTCCTCTGAGGTATGTTTCTGTTGTTACAGTAGCATCTGAGAGCACGCTTGAGGTCGTGAAATCTCTCTTGTCAACAGAGATGCTCTTTACAAAAGTATCGGTAGAAGTACTGACTCCTGTTACAAATGTTCCTGTACTTGTACTTACTCCTGTTACAGCAGTACCTGTAGATTGGCTTACGCCATGTGAATGTCCCGTATATGCTACAACTCTTCCTGCAGTACTTGTTGAAAAAGTTACTGGGCTTCCCGGATTAATAGAGCCATCAGAAACTACTGTAGCTATGCCAAGAACTAGAACATTGACCAATCCACCTGAGCTTGCAGAGCTAAGAGCTACACCTATGACGTTTGGGTATGATGACGATGATGGATACACCTTCCCGTCTGTGTGTAGGCTTACGACTTGGTTAGCAGTAATTGATGCTCCAGCTGTATATGTTCTTACAAACCCGCTTGGTGCAAGATTAAAGTCCGGAGATGCTCTAGAAGGATGCCAGAAACTCATATATACCACCTATATTGTCTCCATTACTTGGACAATGAACGAATATGGTATCGCTCTCAGTGTTCCTGCTGTCTGTGTAACAGTGATTCTTGGTTGAGTGTTAGCTGCAAGAGTCGTTGCTGGTATCCTCAGTACAGGTATAGATACAGGACCATTGAATGTCATCTCATCGCTTTTGACTCTGTTTGTTCCATCTACTGCAATATAGATTCTTACAACAACAGTATCACCGCTTGCAAGGTTCTGAAGGCTTATCTGGCCCTCAAGTATGAAGTCATCTGACTGAGTGCTCAAGTTTATAATGTCTGTTTCTGTATTGAGAGCGCTAGGTGTAACTGACCCTTGATACTTTAATTTTTTAGCGATCCTTACTGGCATTTTATTTTTACCTCGACATCTGCACGTAGTAATTTATGGTTATTGAATCTCCTGCATCCCAGTTTAGAGATACACAAGTGAATGTTTTCCTTGCAAGCATTGTTCCACCTGTTGATGCATTAAAGATTCCTGCTTCGCATACGTTCGCTGTGCCAGTAAGACCATCAGAGCTTGAAAATGTAGCTGATACTTGAGCAGTATCTCCGCTTATGCTCGTAGTAGTTTGTGTTATGGTAGCGGCTTTCCTCTTTATCTCCTGGACTAGAGCAGTATCAGTCGCGCTCTCAGTTGTTGTACCTGATCCTATTGCGAGATATCCGAACTTAGTGTCTGTAAGACCGCTGAATATCAGCCTTATGATAGATGCTATGCCAGCATTAGTTATGATGTTCCTCAGCCAATAGTAGTCTTGGAACGTTCCAGGTGCGCTGGAGAGTATGGGTTCTCCTGGTGGGTCGTCTATTTCCTCTTGCTTAGGACCTATGTATGCTTTGATCTTACCATCTTTGTCTCTCACTATTACTTCTACCCAACCATCAATCTTGGTTGTATCATGTTTCCCACTAGACATGTGGAACACCTATTAAGAATATTTGTCTGAGCTCGTTTAAATTTATTTTGGAGTCGCTAAATGTCATTTACAAGTGCTGCTCTAGCAAAGAATCTCCTGCTAAAGTCCTCAGTTGGAAGAAGATACGTCTCAAACATAAGTGACTTAAGCAGAAGTGCCGACTTCATTCGTAGACTTCCGACTAAAAAACTAATAGAAGCATATAGAGGCACAGACAACATAAGTAGAAGACTTACTCTATATAAGTCTTTTACAGACACCTCTAGGAATCTTGACTCAATCGCAAGACAAATACAGCTAAGCAAGACTAAAGACTCGAGCAAAGCTCTAGATGCTTTGAGAAAATCACCATTGAAGGTGCAACTAGATCTAATAAAGGGTATAGATCAAACAGCCTTGATAAAAGCGTATGTGCTTGCAATAAAGGATGTCCAGCTTGGAGACTCGTATCCGATAGCAGTAAGAGGCAAGCTTCTTGTCGATTCATTCAGAGTTCTCGATGCATTGAGAAGAAGCATTGGAAAGAGGCTAGCAGATTTATCCAAGACAGCTGACGTTCTTCTACGCCAAGCAAAATTATACAGGATATTCTCTGATTTATCCATATCTAGCGACAGAATATCGAGGCAGGCTCGATTCTTAAGATCACCTATAGAAGTATTAAGAACTCTTGACCAGTACACAAGAGTAGCTTCATATATAAGGAGCGTTTCAGATATTTCTAGAAGCTCTGATATCTTAGCGAAACAGCTGAGATTGTTTAGTCCTTTCCACGACAGTATCAAAGCTTCCGATGCAGCTTCAAGAAAGCTTCAGTCTAAAAGAGATATTGTGGACTACATTCTTGGAGATTATGCGTTTACATCTCAACTTGTATTCATGAGAAGAATCTATGATTACTCCAAATTGATCGATGCCTTAGCAAAGACAGCTTCATATACAAGAACAGTAGGAGATTCTGTATTGCTTCAAGAAAAAATTTCGAGAATCGCTGCTCTGATTAGAGCATTCACAGATGCAGCTTCAGTTAAGGAAAGATTCTATGAATCAGCATCATTCATCAGAACCATGAGTGATGTCCTGCTTGGAGACTTTTCGCTTATTAAGTCTAGAATTAAAACAATCTCAGACTCTATAGCAATTTACGATTCAGCTTATAGAAATCTAATGAAGACTCCAATAGATCTAATGAGAGTTCTGGAATCAATAGAGGCATTAAGAACAGCTATGGTAGTACTTAGAGATACAATTATGGGTGATTTCCTAGAATATTCTATTACAATCAAGAACATTAGAGAGACTATAGCTGCTAGAGAAATTGTACGTAGAACTCTAACGATGTATCCCAAAGAACTCATAAGAGTTTTGGAAGCGACAGAGGCATTTAAGACAGCTTTTGTAACACTAAGAGATTCGGTCATAGGAGTCTTCGATATATCCAAGTCTCTATCAGCAGGAATAGTTGACCAAGCAGAGGTATCAGATATAGCGACTAAGATAGCGTATATATTGGCAGGAATACCGGTCAGAAGAGTCTATACATTTCCACAGAAACTGATAGCTCTAGTAGATACAGTGCAGTCAAGCGATCACAACACTAGAGTTGACTCCTGCAAGAACCTTCTAGAAATGTTTAAGAGAGTGAGAGACAAATTAAAGCAATAAATAAGTGTGGGATGAAGAATTATGAGCTCAATTGATGATCTAATATCCTCTTTGGAAAACATAGTCTCCACTATGAGGTATGTTAAGCCAGGAGATGAAATCAGAGCAGAAGATATAAATTCGCTGATAAGATACACTAAGACTGCAGTGGAGCTCATAAAAGCGATATATGATTTGTTTGTATCCAAGACTGGAAAGAAGCTTCCAACTGTGGAGTCATATATCAGCATAGCTGAGATGAGGTCAAGCTACCTTAAGGAAGTCATGAGCCTCGAAGTCATTTATCCTGACAACTACAATATGGTTATTGACACGCTTAAGCCAATAGAGCTTGCATTAATAGAGATTGAGAAAAATATTTAGGAATCTAGACTGATCCCATTACTTCAAGAACAAATCCGTAAGGAAAACTTCTAAGTGTCCCTGCTGTCTGAGTAATTGTTACCTTGTACTTCATGCTATTTGCAAGCTGCTTTGAGTGGAAACGTATGATCGGATCACTGACAGGTCCCGAATAAGACACTGTCGCATATGTTCTGTAGTTTGTTCCATCAACTGCTATGTATTCCTTTATTACAACTGAATCGCCTGAAGCAAGGTTCCCTAAGTCTATGTAGCCCTCAACTATGTAGTCGTCAGACTGAGCAGTTATCTCAACTACAGTCGTCTCTGAATTCAGAGCAGATGGAGTTACCGAGCTTACATACCTAGTCTTTGTAGATATTATTACGGGAATCTGAATCACCATTCAAATATTTTTGTTCTCTCGACTATTTAAGCTTCTATACAGTAGATTGTTGCTATGGTACCTATGCTCGTGGAATCTTTGTTGCTTGAAGAATCCACCTCTATTTTCTGGACTCCCACACTATCTTTCCATAACGTGAATATCTCCATGCTTGAAAGCCAGATCTCCTGCGGAGATGAGGAAGATTTCTCGATATAGCTGGTAGAACTATCACTGAACGTAACAGTAATCCTTACTTTGCTCTCCTCTCCATCTTGGAATGGACCTATCCATGTTATCTTTGCACCAACTATAACCCAGAGCCTGTATTGAGGAGGTGTAGCTGATACCTTGCTTCCATAGGAACCTCCACCTCCTGGCACTGGAGACATGCTAAGAACTCTTGATCGAATCTGAGAGCTGAAAGCTTTATCTGCAAGCTCGTTTAAAGCATCGACTATTGCATTGAGCCATACAGTAGATAATCTTGCTCCAGGCCTCAAGTATAGCTCGTCGTATCTTCCCATAGGCTATCATCCCGAATACATTGCTATCTGCTTTATTTTTGACGCTGACCTAATAGATGCTCCATATTTCGCTTCCTGTATGGCCTTGTCGAAGAACTTCCCAAGTATGTCTGGATCCAGACCCTTTGATTCCCACTCCTTGATCCATTGGTTTTTCAGCTCCTCTAGAGTCATTGATCTGTATGAATCGTTGCCCCATCCTCCGTCTCTAGTAAGTCTAGCATATAGTTGCTGAACAGCTACTATGTATAGATTTCTCACATACTTTGGCTGATTCTGAAGCTCTTTTTCTATAGCATTTTTGATGCTATAGTATATTGCTCTGCTTTGGCCAAACACATCAACGCGTCTGTTCTCATGAGGCTTCTCCATCTCTTCGGGTCTTTGGTAGTTTGCTGCAATTACTGGTGTATATACGAGTCTCATTTTCTGCTCTTTTGCTATCGTCTCCGCTATGGCAATGTCTGCTCTCTTTGATGGATCTGGTACATCTGGGACTTCTGGCAATCCTTTCTCGACTATAGGTGTTATATCTATTCCTAGCCTCTTTGCAAGAAGATCTAGCCAAAGATTACCCATGCTGTAAGCTAGTATTTCTGATGGTGATCCGTCCAGCTTCTCTGTGGGAATAGACACTTTTTCATCTATTTCTTCTTGAGCAGTGCTCTTATCTGACCACGAGTACTCTGAGAAAGCAGAATTCGTCTTGGCTTTCTCAAATGCAACTAGGTATTTGTAAGTCTCATCTACAGTATTATAATCCATTCTTAGGGAATCCACGAATGATCTGAAGATAGATGCAGTGGTTTTTGTGCTTGTACTCCTCTTGGCTTCTTTGATTGAGGTTGACCTTATGAACTGTCTGACTGGATCAGGATCATAATAGGAGTATCCGTATAGAGTCTTGTCGTAGTAGCCCTTTACTACATTTTGTGGGAAAACCTGAATACCGAAGTGAGTTGAAAGATAAGTAAACATATCTGATAGCCATATGCCCATAGACTGATACTTATCTAAACAGTTGATTTGATCCACTTCTATAATCTTGCCTTTTGAGAGCTCATCTGTGCTTGGAAGATACACATTGTAGCAGAGATTAAATGTAGAAAGATCACTAAGACTCACTCCATAAGTCAGGCTCATGAATATAGATGAGAATACTGAATCGTAGACCGTGAGATCATATGTAAGACTATAGTAGTCGATGTTAGAAAGCATAGTGATGAAGTTATCCTCTATTGCTTGCCTGCTCAAAGTATTGTTCCAGTACCTGAACTTTTGTTCCATCAGCTGCTTTGCTATTTCTGATGCAATCACGTCTTCGTTGCACCTTTCATCCTAGCTAAATCTTCATCCATCTTCTTAAGTAACTCCTCGACTCTCTTTCTGACCTCCTCGAATTCCTTCTTTATCTGTTCTGCTGTCTGTGCTTGATCACTCTTCCTGGATAACATTTTTTGCCACCATTCTCTTATATTTGGATGCTTCACTAATATTTGTTTCTTGCTTAGCCTCCTCCGTATCTCATTGCTCTGTAAGCTGCATATCCTTTTGCTCTGATCTTGATTCCCTCAACTATTACTTCAAGCTCGTTGTTATCTATCAGCCCTATGTCAACAAACTTCTTGAGAGCATTTCTCACATCCTGCTCTGTCATAGCTCCATACTGATAAGCATATGTCAGCTGTGTCCTGTACCATGCGAAATGTCTCCATAGCCTTCTGTTCTTCAGTAATGTCTTGTAGTACTCCACCTGTTTGGAGAACTCGCTTAGATTAATGGCATATGTTCTGAACAGGTCCTCAAGAATACTCTCATACTGTGGCAGATATTGCCCATCTGCTATGAATCCACGGATAGTCGGAATTAAGAGAACTAGAGTCCTGTAGTATCTTCTCAAGTATAGCTCCAGATCAAATATGGTCAGCTCTCTTTGAGTCCATCCTCCTCTGACCATAAGGTTCTTCACTGTGTCGATGACTTCTTGAGGCACTGCATATCTCGTATACAGAGCTACAAATGCATTGACAACTCTACCTGTCTCCGAAGCTATAGTTCTAGCAGAGATATACTTCATCCATAGTTCCTTGTATGTCTGCTCCATTCGTCTCTTTTCCAGTATTTGCTGCACATAGTTTGCTGGAATCTCAATATATTCGCTCATAGTTGCAAGCTGAGCAAGTGTAGGTATAACTTCTCCTCTTCTTATCTCCTCGCTCAGAACATCTAGCTGTGCTGCAAGATCTCTGATTGCTAGCTCCTCGCTAGTAACTCCTGCGGTATTGAGATACGCTAATGCCTGTTCCTTCAGATCTTTTGGAATCTCTGCACCATAGAACATTGCTGTTCTTAGAGCCCTATAGTACGAGTTCAGCAAGGCTCTCGCGTCATCTGCTATAGGCCTTATGCTTATGTATTGCTTCCAAAGATCCTTCCACTGCTCCGTTATTCCTCTTCTTTGTAGAGCCTGCTCTATTAGCTGGTCTGGTATCTTAATGTATTCGCTCAATGATGCAAGAGTTGCAGGTGTTGGAGACCAGATATGAGCTTCTGATATGAGACTCTCGAGATCAGCTAGTTCCTGTATTAGCTGTATTTCTCTTTTAGTGAATCCATAGCTAATAGCTCTACTAAGGTATGAATCCCACTCGCTCTTGCTTATGATTCCTTTAACGAAAGCTGACCTAGCCCTGTTCAGAAGCGCTTTGAAGTCAGACTTTATTGGCTTGAGTTGTATGTATTGCAAATATATGGAGTCAAACGGTGAGGGTATTCTATATGTACTTAAAGCTGTCTTTGCTATCTCTACATCTATATCGAGATACTCAGCTAATGTTGCAAGAGTACTTGGAGAGGGTATCAGCTCCTTCTTTACTGCATTGTGTATGACTGAAGACAAGTTTGAGAAGAAAGCTATCTCCTCATCGCTAAGTATCTGTATCTCTCTGTCTCCAATTTTGATCTTAGCCATGTTGTCAATAATGGTTTTAAGTGATTCTGGATCAATCCATCCATAGATAACTCTATAGAATATCCATCCTGATATTCTCGCGATATATCTTCTTATCCAGTTCCTAATGCCTATCTTTCTGGTATTCGCTGCATACTGGACCCAGATAGCAATGTAATTCTCATCTAGAGTAGGTATCCAATCTATTCCGCTTATGGCCTTTATGCCATCTCCTATATGCTTGCTTAGGAGCGGATGGAACTCCCTTATAATGGTGATTCCTTCTTCAGGAGTTATTGCTACTGTTGATATCCCATACACAACTCTATTTACGAGATCTCTTAGTATCATGTTGTATCTGTCGAACAATGCTCTCATTTGCAGAAGTCTTCTTTCAGCTGGCAACCAGAATACTGGCTTTGGATACACTATTTCTTTGAATGTACCTGTAGCTGTATCTATGTACCCTGTCTTGAAGTATATCTTTATGAGACCTGACATTAGTTGCTCGGAGACGTCTAGAGTAATGAATCCTCTTCTCAGAGAATCAATAAACCCTGTCCTTAAGAGAGTAAGCTCGCTTGCTAATACAGCGTGAACCTGTGCAACTGATACCAACGGAGTGACTAACGGGTTGAGACCTCTGCTTATGAGGAATCTAGAAAGGAATCTGGCATCTAGCTCTATTCTTGGAGTTACTGTAGATGACCTTGTTTCCTCTCCTGTGAGTCTTGCAAAGGAGTTGTAGATTGTCTTGAGGTCAGACATTACATCCACGTTTGCATCTGAAAGATGCTGGAAGATTCCCCATCTAGTCATCCATCTAAGATCGATTCTTCCAGGAAGCTCTGCCATTAGCTCAACTTGTATAGCTTTGTCTGTTGGGAAGTTAGGATTCCATGCAACTGGGAAGTAATCATGCCATCTCATATATAGAGATATCATCCTATTTAGAATTTCAGCTCTGTCCGGTCTCAAAGATATCTCGTATGGAGACAGTGATTTCCATGTATCAGGTATATTGAAGAGTGCTCTCCATTCAGGCTCCTCAAGACTGTCTGAAAGCCATAGAAGCTTGCTTATACCTCTCCAGTAGAACTCTGCTAGTCTTTCTGGAGGCGGGTATCTGAATGCAAGAAGAGTATATAGGAGACCAATATCTCTGTATAGTCCTGCTGCTTCATAAATCTTTGTTAGATTAGCGATCATTTCTTTTGCGCTTATTCCTGGAGGTCTCAGAATATCTCTTACCCACATTCTAGCTACTTCAGAGAGTGATGGAAGCTTCCATGCTCCTGACAGAGGTACTATTCTCTTAATCTGGAACCTATCTATTACTGTAGTGTAAAATTCTGTTGGATCAGCATACCAGAATTTAATCACAAAGTCAGAGTAGCCTTTGACCTTCAAGTAGTAGAGAATTCCTTCCATTGCATCATTTATGGTGTTACCCAAGTCTTTTGGAATAGCTTCTGCTACTCTTGCTCTTAGCCAGGCTTCATTAATATCATTGAAGCTTGGGAACTCTATGGGTATGTAGTTCCTAAAGTAGTAGTTCCACCACACTGTCAAGTATCTTCCGAACCAGATTCCGTATCCTGTCCACAATGCCTTTATATATTCGTCTCCGAATTTTGCTATCTCTTCTCCAAACTGAGCGAGAGCAGATCCAAGAACTTTTCCTAAGTCAAGCCTTATTGATGCACCAAGCCCTATTGGCTTAAGACTTATCTCTATCTCGTGTGGAGACCTTGCAAGAGAGTATCCTATTCCTCGTAGTACATATGCTCCAGCTCTCATCTCAGCTGTTGTTAGAAGCGAGAATGCTCCAAAGATTGATAGAGCTACATGAGATAGACCCCATGAAGCAGCGAAGTTCTTTGCATTCAGGAACGGAGGTGAAGAGAATCCTAGCGAGTTTATGAATTCCTCTGCATATGGAGCTATTACGGAATCTGTTGCCATAATTGCATTCTTCTGTATACCTATCATCTCTTTTGCCAGATGATATGCGATATTCCTTCCTATGCTTTTGCCTACTTCATACAAGCCTACTAGCTGATCCATGATCCATGAGAACACTTTGTTGATGACATTGTAGGCCCAGATACCGAATCTTTGGAGCATATTTGCTATGAATTCTCCTGCTTCAGCAAAAGCATCAAGCATAACACTTCCAAAAGTTCTCAGCCCACCCACTATTGCTGATCCTAATCCAAGCATCCCATTCCAGATTGGAGTTATCACATAATTGTGGATCCAGAAAAGCGGATCTCTTAAGAATGACTCTATTCCTTCAAGGATCTTCTTGATAAACTCTGGCACTGAGGCTAATGATGCTAATGCATTTTTGATAGTCATTGCAGCTGCTTTGCCTGAACCATATCCTTGACTCAGATTCTGAGCATCGACATTTGATTCAGGAGGATCATCTGCTAGACTCTCAGCGAATCCTTGGAAGAATCCTGCTATTCTAAAAACAATATCTCCTATAGTTTCAATCTTAGATTTAAGTGCTCCTAGACCGTCTTTTATCCATACGAGTCCCCGTCCAAGTTCATTTCTCAGCTCTGTAAAAGCTGATACCATAATGCTTGGTATGCTTGATATCGCGTCCCATAGTCTAGACAATCCCTGAGATACAACTTTAAATCCACTCGAGATGGAGTTTCCAATAATGTTCAGGAAGTCTGAGAACCTCGATCCCATATCAGAAATGCTTTTGTATACAGTTGTTAATGCACGAAGCAAATCTGATCCAAGAGAACTAATCCCACCAAGAATATCACTGACTATGCTGGAGATAATGCTTTTCGTAGTATTCGCAAGATTCTCGAGCGAGCCAAGAATGCTTCTCTCTATCCTAGATAGAGCGTTACCTATAGCATTAAAGAACTCTCTGACACCACTTAGAATTGAGCTTCCAATCGATGATATAGCATTCTTGATATCTCCAATAAGAGATGAAAGAGTGTTCACTGCACCAGATACTGCATTGGATACCAGATTTGCAACATACGTAAGAGCATCAGCTAAGGCTCCAGGAATGCTTGTGAGAAATGAATAGACTTCTTGTATAGAAGACTTGATTCGCGATTCAATCGAGCTTATTGCAGAGCCGATCCATGAAGTAGCACTGTGGATTACAACGCTTATGAATTCAGCTATCTGACCTAATGGGCTCGTAATAGAGAACCCAAAAGATGCTATTTCTTCTAAGTTCAGGTGCTCTACAGCTACTCTGCTTACTTCTCTTGCATCTTGCTCGAATAGAGATTCTTTTACTTGCTTTTCTGATGATGCAACTTTCAGCGCATCTATAATCTTCCCAAAGTCTATGTTATCCGGACTTATAGGTGTCATAGGCCCCTGCAAGGATAATCGCCTTGAACAGAGCTATCTCATTTTTTAGCTTTCTCATGTACTCCTCCTGGCTTCTAGCATAGATTATGAACTGCTTGGATTTCTTCCCGTAGCATTCAACTACTTGAGATACGAGGTAGATTACTGATCCCGGAACAGGTGTAGTCTTGACAACATTGAACAGACAAACTGTGCATCCATCTACTATCATTGATACTCCAGGAAAAACAATGGTTTTTGCTCCAGACTCGCTCATATAATTACCTCTGGAGCTTTCTGCTTACTTTCACGATTCTTCTTACTGTTCTAGTTACATCTAGGCATGACTCTCTGAGATCCCTTAGATCAGGATTCTTCTTAATGTCCTCTTCCCCTATCTCGATGCATGCTAACCCAAGCTCGCTTGCCTTTGCGAATAGCTCTGTTAGAAGTTTTATCAGTTCCTCTAGCTCAGGACTCATCTGTGCTTGAGAAGGTACTTGAGCTCCAACAGGTGGAGGAGTCTGAATTGGTATCTGGACATTAGGTAGAGTTTTCTCTTCGTCCATACTTCCACCTCAAACTCTATTATTAGATCTTCGCCTTTAAATATATTCCTATCGCGCTTTGATCTGTTCTAGGATTAACTATGTCTAGAATGTTTCTGATCTTCGAGTACGTTGGATATAGCTCGAACTTTCTTGCTCTGATGATAGCAGCTTCCTCATATTCTTTCTTCCTTCTCGTGATCTCATCTTTTGCTTGAATTATTATGTCAGCGTATTCTTCAGGATCATACAAATGCAGCTCGAATAGTATTCCAGAAGCTTCCTCGTAGAGCTTCTTTCCACGTATTGGAACTCTGAAAGAGGATTCTGAAGATGTTATCTCTGATAGAGGCTTATAGTTACCATGAACGACAGGCTTACCGCTAGCTAGAGCTTCAAGAACCGGAAGACCGAAGCCTTCTATTAGACTGAACTGTGAATATAGATCGAACATTCCGTAAAGAGTCTTTATGGATTCTTCTGAGAGAGATCCGAATCTATTTAGAAACATAACATTATCGAGATCCCTATAGAATTTCTCTGCTCCATCTCTTGACACAACTATGAATTTGATCTTTGGGTCTTTCTTCCCTACTATTCTCGCTACTCGAGATGCATAGTCATGCCCTTTTCTTCTGTGATCACTTGCTATATAGCCTACAATAAAGGTATCTTCACCTATTCCAAGCTTGCTTCTTGCTCTTGCTCCCAACGTAGGAGCATCCTTATATTGCGAAGTATCTATTCCATGGTAGACAACATCAATTACTCTGTACCCTGCTGCAACTAGCTTTTCTTTTGTGTATTCAGAGTTCGCTACGAAATCCACCTCTCTTCTGACCCAGTCAAATGCTTCAGGATTTCTCACGTAGCCTTCAATAGTTCCGTAGTATATTGTTTTCTTTCCTAAGCTAGACATTCTGTATGCTAAATAGAGATACTGGGAGCATGTAGCTAGATCTACAGGCATGACTATGATTCCTGCTTCAGCTCCAAGGATTGTGCCTATGTCTAGGGGTTCATATGCAAGGATTGGTTCATCGTTCATCTGCTCCAGAACTTTGGCTATGTCATAAGCTACCTTCTTGAGGCTCACTCCGATCTTACTGGTAAACAGAGCGATTCTCATTGGATTATCCCTTGCCTAGAATAGTTTCAGTCTTCTTTCTTCCTCTTTCTGCTCTTCTTCTGTTAATGCAATTGCTCTATACGGGCTTACTGATCTCATAGCTTCCTCCTGGATCATTCTTACCAATGTATCTTTGCAAGCATCTCTAAATGGGATACCCATCTGATCCTCAAAAGCCTTTATTTCAGCGATATGGGCTCCCTGAATAAGAGAGCATATTTTTTCTGCTGTCATCTCTAATTGTTCGAGACTATACTTCCCTGTAATGAAGCCCTTAGCTCCAGCCTGTATCGAAAGTCTTACTCTTGCAAGCTCTGATGCTGATAGGATTCTATATAGAAAGGACATGATGTCTGGATACGAGGAGCTCATGTTTTCATCTCCTCTTCTAAAATTTTTACTACGGCTCTTAATATTAGTTCCTCTACTGTAAGCTTCTGAGCTTCAGCCCTTCTTCTCAATGCCTCTGCAACTACTTTTGGAAGCACTAGTGTTATCTCTTCGCTCATTGCTTCTACACCTCTCCTTCTTCATATACTGTTTCTTCATCTAGTTCTTCCATCTGCTTTTTCTCGCTGTATTTCTCGACTATTGCTTCTATCTCTCTTGCAACTCTCTCTTGATCCCTATCTAGCTTAGCCATCTTGTATAGCTGCCTCAAGTTCTTCTTAATCACTAATGGGTCCACGTCTTCGAGAGATACCCTGATATTCATCTCATATACAAGATTACCAAAGTATCTGGAGTATGTTGTCCTGATCTTTAATCCTGCTATATCAAGCTTCGTGAGATACCAGTTGCTCCATATTAGAATTGAGTGCATTCTTCTCATGATTATTGCTCTGATAAGCCTGAGTATCTCTCTTGTCTCTTCTGCCCCAAAGACCTCTTTAAGCTTGCTTACAAAATCTGCTTCAAGTGATCCGGGAAGTATCTGTATCTGCTTCTGCTGATCCTTCTGAAGTTCATTCATTTAATCTTTCCACCACATATATTTGATAGTGAGAGCTAGAATATATTGGTTTCGTGATTCGAGTTATCAGAAACTTATTAGCCACGAAGAAATAATTATACATTGAACCCAAAATAGGGTGAGAAAATGGGAAAACTCGTAAAGTATGCAGATGATATGCTACAAGCATTCGTGGGTAAGACAGCACCAGACAGAGTCGGCACAAGATACGAAGCAGTAAAGGAACTAGCAATAGCTAAGTACTCAGTAAAAGGGCTAAACGCTAGGACAATAATTGAGCTTGTTCGTGGAATACTCAGTGATCTAGGCGTTCCAGTAGGCAAATGGGGAATCCACATAGCATTCGGACTGAAACTGTGGAAGATGGCTCAAGCGTATGCAGGTGCTCCTCCACCAGCAATAGTGGAAGGCTTCATCACAGAGTTTACGCTAAAGGGCGGTGATCCAGCAATTCTAACGAAGATAGCAAATATAGTTGCATATACAGCTAAATAAGAGGTGAGATAGATGCCCACATCCTATCTGGATCAATTCAACAAATACAAACTCAAATACAGCGGTGCTAACGTAACAGCAGTGCTCACAGCTATAAAGGACACAGTAATGGTTCCAAGGTTCCAGGTAGCGACTCAGCTAATAGTCCAGGATAGAGAAAAAGTAAGACAGATACTAGAGGAGAATGGAGTTCCGCCAGGTCTGCATGGTATCTACTACGCGTTCGGCTTTGCTCTGAGCTCTGCTAAGTTCAGCCATACTGGAGCGACTCTTCAGACAATAGCCTCAGCTCTGAAAGCTAGATTCGCAGGAATGGGTGCAGACACAACGATACTAAATGCTATCGCTGCTGCTCTGACAGGATACGCTCCATACTACTAGCAGTAAAAAATAGCTGTAGTCTAAATCAAATTAATTTTTTTTCCTTACTTCTCAGTTCCACTCTTACTTCGTGGAAAGAATTATTGTTATCCAGCAGGCTTTAGTTTATCCTTGATGCTCTCCATGAACTTGGTGTACTCTTGAGCAATCTTCTCTAGGTCAATCTTTATTTGTTTCTCTTCGATGCTTCTTAACCTATAGACTGTTTGACCCTGATCCTTGTACTTCACTGCTAGCCCAGACTTTACCAGCTTCTCGAGATACTCCTCTGCTAGTGCTTGAGGTATATCCAGACTCTCTGCAACATACTGTGATGTTAAGCTTGGTGATGATTCTTGGAGTTTCTTTAGTGCATTGTATATAGTGAAGAGAAAGACATCTATATTCGTGAGCATTGCTCTAAGGATATTCTTTGAGAGATCTATTGCTGTCTTCACATCTTCTGGAGATGCAATAACAACTTTCTCTCCGCTAATCTCGTAGAGTCTTCCCCTGACCTTAGCAATGGATCCAATTAGAAGGAACAGCTTCTCGATATCTCTCCTGACTCTTGGATACTGTGAGTACTCGAACAGCGACTCAGCCAAGTACTTTGCTCCAGGAATTACTATCTTGGTATTGCTTCTTAAAGCTTTTGACAGCTGCCTTATTTGCTGAAGCTTCTTTTCATCTATCTGAGGCTTGGATAAGTCATATTGATAAGCCTTATAGAGAAGCACTTTCTTTGTCTGCTCGGGAGAGATGTCTGGAGCAAGTATCCAGACTCTGCTTTCAATGTCTGCAGGGATATCCACATCTATGGTTGTCATCACTACTGAGTCAACTCTGATCTTCTTTTCAATGGTCTTTTTCTCTGTGGGGTCAACCACTAGTATTCTCAGTTCCTTATCACTCATTGCAAGCTTTATGTCCATTGCCAATCCTTCACCTTTGATCTCTTCCAAGAGATCTTTTGGTGCTTCTTTGAGATAGAGTATTGGTATATAGTCTTTATTCATCCATCTCAAGAACTTCTTGGTTGCTCCAGAGACTATCTCAACCTCGTCTTCAGGGAACAGCTTAAGCACAGACTCAACCATTGTTGTCTTTCCACTACTAGGTGGACCTTTGACAATTATATTTTGCTTTTCTAGTAACAGAAGATATAGCAAGAGCTTGTTCTCCTCTTCTCCCACAACAAGTGCATCAAGGATACTCTTAACTTCATCGAGCAAATCTTTATTCTCTGCTGCCTTAAGTGTTCTGAGCTCGAGTATTTTCCTTGATATCTCCTCCTCTATTCTTTTCTTTTCGAGAGGACACTTATAGCACTTTAATGGAAGCATTGCCTCTCTGAAATACTCCCTTATCTCCGAGCAGTTCCAAACAGGTCCCTGGCCATTGTTCAGCTGATACACTCCTCTTTTCCAGCCTAGGACTTCGCTCTTCCTAAGACTATGACCTATTTTCTGCCTTTCAGCGAAAAGCTCTGCTATTGTTTCGAACCCGTCCATTGACCCGTTATGATCGTAGTAATACGCTATAGCCAAGAACTTGGATGCTCCAAGCCTTCTTTTTCCTGGAGGAAGCGGAGTTGATAGCAGTGTCCTTATGCATGGCAACTGTAAGTAAACTATTCCCTCCTTCTTTTCATCAGTGCTCTGAAATTTCTTTTCTTCTATGTCCAATATTTCATCTATATACTTTAGAGCAAATGAGACTTCCGAGCTCTTAGATATCCTTGGTATGATTATCAGCGGGTTCTCTGACTCATGCAGAATATCTTCTATGCTCATGCTAAGAGATCTAACGATTATTGCTGCTCTTTTTGTCTCTGGATGAATTGTGTAGGGTATCCTTGCGAGTCTTCTTATGTCTCCAACTACCTTCTTGTCAAGGTATTTAAGTTTTGTTTTCTTTTCGCTCTCGAATCTCGATACTAGCAGCGATACTAGACGCGATATTGCTTCTTTGGGATGCTTTAGCTGAGTTTCAGGAAAGAAAATGTACAGATGGAATCCTTTTTTGCCTGAAAACACTATCACAGGCTCTATTTTTATTGACTGAAGGAATTGTGCAAATGACTTGACCTCTATCCAGCAGTCCTCTATTGAGCCTTCCTCTGCATCAAAATCAAGGAATATCCTGTCTATTATTGGCTCCTTGAAATTGTTGTCCCTAAACTTATATACAGCTATATAGCAGTGCTTGTTTTCTCTCGTGCACTGGAGTATGAACTCGAATAGCTCATTGAGATCTTTGAGCATCTTTCTTGTCGGATCACCGGCTTCTCTTGGAAACGTATACAGCAGTCCATACAGCTCATCCAGCCTCTTGCTTATGTCTTGAGAGCTCGTCTTTCCCGACATATCCCCAGTCCCTCACAAGATATAGAGAGATCTCCTCTTTGCTTAGATAAGGCCATACATACCTGACTATTCTTCTCTCGTCTGGATCTTTTCCCGGAAGTATTAGGAGTATGTGCTTGAGATTGTACATCAGTGATGATCCACCATAGGGTTTGTACGGATCATAGGGATTGATTGGAGACTTACCTACATGGTGAGTTATGAATATCGGTATCTCTAGCATTGTAGATATCTCCTCTAGTCTTGCGAACATACCGTTTATGAGAGCTGCCCTTGCAGGAAGATTCTGTGATCCGCTTCCAAAAACTCTCTTTATTGGCATTGTAAATGAGTCTATAGCCATTGCTGATATATCTAGGAACTGAGCCATCTTTAATGCAGGTGTCTCTTCTACAGATGAAGTGAACATTACTGTTGCTTCCATCTTTTTCTCTTTGACTTCCAAGCTTATGCTCATACCTAGAAAGCTCATCAGAGACTCCAGTGTCCTCAGCTGGATGAACTCTACTCTTGCATCTTGACCAAATCTCTTGGTGAATATTGATTCGCTTCTGGATATTGCTTCTGTAGTGTAGAATCCTTCTGTGTCCACATAGAGTCCTGGCTTCTTTGTATCAGCTGATATCTTGTAGAGCATCTGAGAGACAAACATTGTCTTGCCTACTTTGCTGGGACCTATGATTCCAATGATCCCTGATGGCATGGGTGCTAACTCATCTAGTTCCTTTATTCCAGAACTATAAGTCTTCGGTACAGGTGGTTTCTGATGTATGAGCGATTCCAATAGCTTGGTACTTGTAGCAGGATCTGCTTTGAGCAAAGTTGCAATTATGTGTTTGCAGATCTTGTGTCTATAAGTAAAGTCTGGACATGTGCATGAGTAAGAGCCATCTGAAGAGATTCTTACAATGTATTCTCCTACTTCCGAGACAATGGAGTCTTTCTGTGTTCTCAGCTTTACTTTGTCTATCAAAGATATAGCTCCACTTAGTCTCTCATAGCTTGTTATTCCTTTCCTAGATAGGAGTAAGAGCATAGCCATTACAGACGAGGATTCATTTCCCATGCTCATCACCTTGAGTAGAGATCACTTTCGATGGACAAAAGTCTTGGAAATTGCAATACTTGCACTCCCATTTATATCTGGGTATGCTTTGAAAGCTTACTAGTTGAGCTATTGTCCGAGGATCCATTTTTGTCTTGACGCTGAAGCTTTTTATTCCAGACGGAGAGATGTATAAGAGGATTCCTTCTTCGCTTTTGCATATAGTCAGGTATATCTGCATTCTCTCTATATGATGCTCTCTCTGAACAGGGAACTCTGAGTACTTGACATCAAGCAATGTTCCAGTCCTGACATTTATGTAGTCGGGGCTACCTGCTATCACGTAGTTTTGGAACTCCATGACGCAAGGCTCTTTTACTTTTTCGAACTCGAGCGACTTGAGATAGTTTTCTAATCCGTTTTCGACTATCTCTCCGATCATTACTGAAGGTTTGAATGAGGTTTCCAGATCCTTTTCTGGAAGCAATTCTGCATATGCTCTCTTCAGTGGGCATTGTGTAAGCTCGTGAGCAAAGTATACTGGCTTCTTGTATTTCTCTGTCAGTTCATTTCGACTTAGCTCTCTGTTTATGCGGTATCTGAATATCATGCTCTTGCTTATCTTGTCTGCCAACTGAATAGAAAGCAGGCTACTTGACAACCTTATCACCCTGAAGCTTGAATCCTAGCTCCTGTATGAACTTCTCATCCACACTTATGTTGAGCTTCTTTACCTTGTTCAAGTAATAGTCTATGTCCTTGAGTGTTGCAAACCCATATATTGCTATCATCGCTTCTATAAACTTAGATATCTCCTCCTTGCTCATAGTTGGAGGAGTCTCAGACACAGGTCCAGGCTCCTTCTTTTCAGATTTCTCCTGCTCAGTGCTATGAGTTATTCCTTGTTGTGTGCTTTGGCCTATGATTCTGGATGCTTCTTCGCTTGAGAGATATCCTACTTTCCATCTTTTTACAGTCTTCCCGCTTTTTGTGGATGCTGATCCAAGATACTTGAGCAAAAGATAGTCCCCTATTTGTGCTCCAGTAGACTCTAGAATCCTGTATAGTGCAGCATTCACAGGAAGCCTGTATTGCAGATCATCCTCGAGATTTATCACAATATAGATTTTTGTTCCGGGTCTCCACGGATTCTCGATGATATCTGCTATCCTTACTATTGCTTCTCCATTTTCCTCTAGCTCGAGCCTCGGTGGTAGGCCTCCTTCTTTCATTCGTGCTTCTAAAGCTTCTTTTAAGGCTTTGAGATAGGATTTCTCCATAGTGAGGACACCTCACAAATAAGTTATGTAGCTACCTTTTCTTTCTCGAGTAGTCTCTGAACTTCTTCGTGAGGTATTCTCAGCCTGCCACTTGGAAGAATTACTGGAACTATCCAGCCTTTCTTTATCCATCTGTAAATGGTCATTCTTGAGACCTTTAGTATTTTGCAAGCCTCTTCTACTGTATAGAGCCGAGAGTCCTGCTTCTTATAGTATTTGCTCATGGTACTTCTCCTATACTCTAATGGGTATCACCTATTAATAAATGTTTCCTTTTGTTGACAATCGTACTCAGAGAGATACTTTTATTAACAAGTGATATCCTATTAGACATAGGGATAGACTTATGGTAAATATCATCCAAGTAAGTGTGGATCCTAAAGAGCTTGAAGTTAAGGATAAACTTGAAGCAATGTTTGAACTTAATAAAAGGTACTTAGAATCACTAAAAGAGCCTCTATCTATACCTCTAGACTCAAAAGCAGGACAGGAGAAGCTTCGAAAACTCTTCTGGTATATGATTGAGGAACTTTTTGAAGCAGTGAATGCTTTGAAGAATGACAGGGACTGGGTGAGAACAGAATACGAGCTTGATCTTTGGAGAATCTATGACGAGATAGCTGATGCGTTAGGGTTCTTCATAACTATTTGCAGATACTTGAATCTCGATCCAAACAAGCTCTATGAGATCTACTTGAGGAAATGGAAAGTAAACCTATTCAGAGTAAACTCCCAGTACTGAGGTGATCTAGGTGAGAATATACTCCAGCATGAAGGATCTCTTCTCAGAGACAGTTAGAGAGGTCTTTGCTAGAGGTCAGATAACTTTCGATCCAACAGTTCAGGGAGTAAAAGTTCCTAGAGAAGAATATGAGATGAGGGAGCTCATAGGCTACGCATACAAGCTGACTGGCTGGGAAGACATGAAAGAAGCACTAGACTGGTGGAAAACTAAGTTCGAGAAAAAATTCGTAAGCTACGATACAGCTAAGAAGTGGGCAGAGGAGATGATGAAGCCGCTAAATCCAGACACGTGGTGGAAGGGTGTTATGGACGAGTACTGGGCAAAGTTCTCAATCTATGGCAAAGTTGGAAGATTCGAATATACCTATGGAGAGAGAATCTATCCATACCTTCACCTACTGATAGAAGACATAAAGAGAAACCCTCAAGGAAGAGGACACTTCATCAGTGTATGGTATCCTCATGACACTAGTGTAACTTGGCGTAGGCCTTGCACTATTGGATACCAGTTCATCTGGAGAGAGCCTAAAGGGTACATAATCATCTATCAGAGAAGCTGCGACTTAGTAAACTTCTTCCCTCTAGATGTAGCTAAAGCAATAATCTTTGCAGAGAGAGTTCTTGAGTTAGCAGGCTTGAAGCTGACTCATCTAGTCCATTTCATTGGATCATTGCACGCATATAGGGTTGATGTTCCTAAAGATCTTCAGTGGTGATAAACACTGCCATGGATCTCAGAGACACATATCTCTACCTTGTAAGGAGATCAGCTCAAGGAGAGAATTGTGGACTTAAGAACATATGCATCACGAACATTGATCCAGCAATTGAGAGAATTCCTGAAATAGAGCCTTTCTCATATATCCTGATAGATAGGAAGGCTGATTCAATCTTTAACCACTACTATAGACCTTATCTGGATTCAATAAAGCGTGGAGACATTGTAAGGCTTCCAAGAGAGACGTGTGTGGAGTCAGTAAGGTTTGATGGATCTCTAAACATCACTTTTCGTAGAGCAAGGCTGTTCCCAACGATCTACATTGACTTCCTTGTCATCGAAAAACTGGCAAGAGATCTTGGAGCTAATAAAGTAAGTCTCTGCTTTGCCAAATTGTCGAATAATGTCACTGCTCCATACTTCAAGGCTGCCATCGATGCTTTAGGAATAAGTGAAGCATGTTTATCCTGTATCAGGACAATACAGAGAATGACAAAAATGTATTATGACATAGTGGAGCTGAAATACTTTCCCAGAATGGGGCATTTCTTGAAGCTCGCGGCATTCTACTTTGCTCATGTCCATAGAATCATCAGCAGGAATGAAGCAAGGCTTCTATATTACTATCTTAGATACAAGAACTCTCTTGACTCTAGAGTAAGAAAGGGTGCAGATTATGGAGAAGCAATCCATCGTAAAGTCCTATCTCGAATCAGGAGCAATAGTCCTGAGTAGAGACAACAATAAAAATGCGAGATATGTCGACTTTGTCAGCAAGCTTCTATTATGTGCTAGATGTCCTCTTAGATCAAATCATCCCTGGCCTGCAAGCGGTAACCTGGATTCAAAGGTGATGATTGTAGGTGAAGCTCCTTCACCCAATAGATCCAGCTTCGAGAATTTCAGTGAGAAAAGCAGGAATATAGTGGATCTCATGCTAAAGGAGATGAATCTAAGCAGAAAAGATGTATATATTACTAATGCAATAAAGTGCAGCTTTGTAAAGCTCACCAAAGACATGAAGGAGTCTCTTCTGAAAAACTGCATTGATTATCTGATACAGGAAATAGATATAGTGCATCCAAAAGTTGTAGTGGCTTTAGGTGGAACAGCTGAGAAGGCTTTGACTCACATAAGGAACAATGTTAGGTCTGACTTTATGCTTATCCATTTTCCTCATCCAATGACTGTGGTTTACGGATCAATTAAGCTTGAGACATATCTCGAGCAGGTGAGAAAGAAGTGGACTTTAGTAAGATACTTGATATAGACTATTTTACTGAGCAGGGAGTAACTAAGCTAAAAATAGTCGAGAAAAGCAAGCCTAAGAGGATAGTTGTAATTACTGAAAAAGTAAGGCCTTACTTTTTCATTAGAAAAATCGATATGAACAATGCCTCTAGCGTTATTCAGAGCTCAGCTTTAGTAGAGGATGTGGATGCAGTTACTATTTCAGGAGAGAAGGTTGTCAAAGTCAGCGTCTCCATACCAAAGCAAGTGAGAGATCTTAGAGACGCCTTAAACTCGATGGGTATACAGACGTATGAGGCTGATCTTCCCTATGTCAGAAGAGTAATGATAGACAAAGACATAAAAGTTGCGTATCCAGAAAGAATAGCTGCATTCGACATAGAAGTGGATGCAACAAAGGGATTCCCTGATATACAGAACCCTGAAGGGAGAATACTTGCAATAAGCATATACGACGGGAATGAAGAAATATTCTTAAGCGAGGACGACGAGATAAAGATGCTGAAGGACTTTAATAAGCTATTGCCCAACTATGATGTATTCATAGGATGGAACAGCGCTGGATTTGATTATCCTTACCTTGTTAACAGAGCGAAGAAGCTGGGAATAAATATAGACGTGGAGATGTTTCAGCACATAGATCTCTTTGGTATATACTCAACATATTTCAAGAGAGACATCACTGACTTCAGACTCAAGACAATAGCACTCAAAGTATTAGGGGATAAAGTTCCTCTTGGAGCTCTTCTTGACTTTGAGAAGCCAGGAGAAATTGCTAAGCTTACAGAGTTCTTCTATAAGGATAAAGACAAACTTAGACTATACAATATGGATCAGACAAAATCAGTATGGCATATAGCAGAGCAGACAGGAGTAGTCCAGACATACATCACTCAATGCAGGCTTGCAAATGTTCTTCCTTGGCATAGAGATTTGAGTGAAAAGATGATCGCTCATAGGAAATACATTTCGTATAACAGAATGATCGAGAACCTCGTATTGAAGAAAGCTCTAGAATCTAAGCCGAGAATAGTGTTTCCAAGCAAGCAGACTACAGAAGAGGAGTACGAGAACTATGATGAGGACGAGTCAACATATACAGGAGCAGTTGTTTTCGATCCTTATCCTGGCCTCTGGAGAAACGTTGTTCTTCTTGACTTTGCATCAATGTATCCCAGAGTAATCATGACATTCAATGTATCCTATGACACGTGGACTCCGAATCCTGGAGAGAATGATATACTAGCTCCGTCAGGAGGATTCATTACTTCTAGAGAGGGCTTCCTTCCTCAAGTTCTGAGAGAGCTTGAACAATACAGAACAATTGCAAAGAAACTGGTAGATGCATATCCTCCTGGCTCAATGGAAAGAATACTGTGGAATGCAAGACAGTTTGCATTCAAGCTTCTATTGGTATCAGCATATGGAGTAGCAGGATTCAAGTACTCGAGACTCTATAGAATAGAGATAGCCGAAAGTATTACTGGATATACAAGAGATGCTATAACCAAAGCAAAAGAGTTCATTGAATCACAGGGCTGGAGAGTACTTTATGGAGATACAGACTCCCTATTCCTATACAATCCAAGCGTGAACTCGCTCGAGCAAGCTGTGGATAAAGCAGTACACGAGCTCATACCAACACTTAACAGCTACATCAGGAATTACGTAGTAAATCGATGGAGAGTGCCTCCAGAAAGAGTAGTCATCGAGTTTAAAGCTGACAGAGTATTCACCAAACTAAAACTCCTATCAGTAAAAAAGAGATACTACGGACTAGTAGGTTGGGAAGAGGAGTTCCTCGAGGAGCCATACATTCTAATAAAGGGTCTTGAAGCAAGGAGAGGAGACTGGCCCGAGCTTGTAAAAGAAATACAGGCTAAAGTCATAGAGCTATACTTGAAGGAGTCACTTGACGAGGCTCTAAAGTATGTCGAAGAAATGCGAAACAAAGTAATTAATGGAGAGGTCGATCTGGAGAAGCTAGCAATACGTAAGCATCTATCCAAGAGCATAGACGAGTACAAGCACAAAGCTCCACACATAGAGGCAGCAAAGATGCTTTTGAGAATGAACTATCCTGTAAGACCTGGTGACAGAATAGAATACATATTCTTAGACGATCAAGCAATACCTCTTACTCCAGGACTGAAGCTGACTAAGTCTCAACTAGAAAAGTGGTGGAAGAAGTATGCAGAGCCAGTAGTAGAGAGACTAGAGATAGAGATGCCTAGAGCATCACTCTTAGAGTTCATAACTAGAAGGGAGAAGAATTGAAGACAGTAATAGTAGACTCTAGAGAATGGGAGACAACTAGAGACAGGATAGCTAGGAAGCTAGAGGAGCTTGGATTAAGAATAATTGTGAAGCCTCTAGATATATCCAACTACTTAATCGAGAGAGAAGACAAGACTCTACCTCTCCAGAGGATATACTACAAGAAGTATCTAGAGATGATAGCTAAGGGAGAAGTATACAACTTAATCTACAAGCTGTCAGGGACAGATGGACTGATACTGGTGGAGATAGAAGACTTGTCAGAAATAGGAGACAGCATTCCAGCATACGGTAAAGCACTAGAAGTATCTCTAAAGACTGCTCTAAAATATAGAGTTCCAACTATCTTGTCCCACGTGTATCTCACTCCAAAGATAATATGCTACCTTGCAACAGAAGACTTATTCGACAGCAAGAAGAAAGAGACCAAGATATATACCAGTAATCCACGTGAGCTTGCATTAAGCATGCTCATGAGGCTTCCGGGAATTGGACCAAAGACAGCTGCAAGGATTCTTGCAACATTCAGAAGTCTGAGGAATCTTGCGAATGCTGATATGGATAGCTTGATGAGAGTCGAGCGTCTAGGAAAGGAAAAAGCTAAACTCATATACGAGGTCTTTAATTCATCTCTTGATCAAGACTAGTGTAGATAGATGCTTTCTTCTAGAGAAAATCCTATTTGTGAGTAAAGATGAATACTATTGCAGCAAATGCAAGCATAAGCACTGTGCTTGCAAGAATGAGGATGATCGAGTCTCTGAATATTCTGTCTAATCTCTCCTTGCTGTAAGGCTTATCTAGAGTGTAGAGAAGATCTTTAAGAGAATACATAGTGAGGAATGAGCATATTGCTATGATTGCTAGAAGTATTGCTAAGACAGAGATTATGGATATTCTCATAGCTGCTACACATCAGAGTGAGCAACTATCCTGATTATTGACATCTCCACGAAATCTCCATGTCTGAGGCCTAGTGCCTTAACTATCTTGCTTGGAATAGTTACTTCTAGTACGGGTCCTTTCTTCCTGACTCTTGCAATAAAGGTCTTAGGCATAGCAATTTTCGTGGATTCATTCATATATGGATTCACCCACAAAATCCATATGTTTCCTCTTGTATATAAATGTTTCCAAGGTTGTATTAAGTGATACGTTTATAAATTAGTGGAACCATTACATTATTCAGGGTGATAACTATATGAGCAAGAAATCAGAAAGAATGACATTCAGAGAACAAGTAATCCTGTTCCTAGAAAGCAACAAGGGACAAAAATTCACTGCAAAAAACATTGCAGATGCTCTAGGTGTGCCTCCAAAAGCAGTGAGAAGAGTTATACGGTGGCTCAAGCAGCATGCTCCAGAAGCAGTAAAAGTTGCAAGAGAAAAAGGCGAAGTTACAGTGGTGTATCTAGGTTTGCCTAAGAAGCAGGAGGAGCAACAAGAAACACCAGCTATTCCTGAATATGCTGAGACAGAGATCATTGATGAAAGCAAGTTGGAAGAGGAATACTTAGAGGAAGCAAAGAAGGAGAGGAGTACTGAAGTAGCAAGGCTTCTAGAGATTCTTGACGAGAGCTACGATACTTTTGAGGATCACTGATCTCCTATTCATTTGTTCTTTTTTCTTAGATGTTCCACAAATTCTCTACTTTTATCAAAAGGGTAAACTTTATATACATGGAAACACATATAGAATGCATGGGTGTAAGCATGAGCACCACAAAAGCTCAGGAGGAAGAAAAACCTCCTGACTATCTAATGTGGGTCGGAGGAAAGTACTATACGATACAGAGCTTCATCAGAGAAGCTAGAGAAATGGGTGTAAGTAGAAGAGTCCCAATAATACCAGACATAGTCTTCGGTAAAACTAGAATATTCTTCATTTCAGATGTAGACGAGAGCGATCCATGCGTAGAGATAAAGACAGTAAGCCACAAGAAGAGCATAGACGAGCTAAAGAGATACAGGACATACAGGATAAAGAGGAAGTGTAAGCAAACTCCAAAAGTATTCGGATACTTCATACCAACGGGCATATTAGTGCCTGGAGAAGTGGGGAAGAATCTATTCGAGAAGTATAGAGATAGACTAGTCCTAGTGCCAGCTACAGCAATATACCTAGTTCCACTAAGAGGCTGTGGAAGACTAGTGATTGGAGCAAGATACTTAGTAGATGGACAAACACTCAAGGAAATCTACGAAGCTCTAAAGATGGATCCAGATCAGAGAGTAAAAGACTTAATGATCACTGGCTCAACATTCCAAGAGATCAATCCACCAATACAAGCACAGGGAGTCAAAAGGTTCCGTGGACTCAAGAGAGTAGACGGAGATGCAATACTCTCAGGTAAGCCAGTCACAGAATGGTGGGTGGAGGAATGACCAAGATCGAGTGGAAGCACATAAAGGTTCCAGACTTTGTACATGAGAAGCTAAAGCAAATGAGTGCCAGGGAGAAGAGGGCAATATGGCAAGTGGTCTATGATTCATTCACATACTACGAGATGATGAAAAAGAGGCCTCTACTAAAGTCAGCTCTTCCAACGCTAGACAAGGCATCATGGTATATTGCGAAGCTTTCTCAAGCAGTAACGTGGTATATTGTTACACAGAGCGACGAGAACTACCAGCTAACTGTCAAGACGGTGTCGGATATAGGATCAAGGCTCGGAGTAAGAATGGACACACTTCTCGGAGCATTGGAGATTTACAGGAATACGAGAAGGAAGACAAGCAAGCACAGAGCAATGGTCCTGAAAGCTCTCAAGGAGACAGTTGCATCAATAATACTGAGGATCTCTGAAGAGGAGAAAAAAGAGGAATCGTCAGAGAAAACCAGCGCAGGGTGAACACGTTGGACAACAATGAAAAATCCATGGACTTTATCGTGACGTTCAAAGCTCCGTACAAGCTAGTAAGCATGATGGATCTTATAGCACAGCAAATGAGGATGACTAGATCAGAGCTTATTCGAAGAGCAGTTATGTGCTACATTCTTTCAATCAAATATGACGACTTTATGGACAAAGCGAAAGAGGCGATCGAGAAATGGCTGAAAGATGCAGAGATATAAGATATGAGGACATCAGAGACAAGGATTTAAGCAGCATGAGCGAGTACGAGTTTGAATGTTCAGCATACATCCTATTAAATGCGAGAATACTAGAAGAATAACAACAATTTTTTTTAGGAACACGTTTTCTAGATCATAAATCTTTTGCATAAGACAGTTGACCAGGTATATGTCAAGATCAAAAAATTAATAGAGAATTCAGTTAGCCAAAAAACTTTTGGTTCTCTTCTTTCTTCTCTCTTCTCTGTTGGCTACAGCTTTATTTCCCCGTCTATATACTTCTTTATCAGGATCCTGACTACTTCCCGTATGGTTCTGCCATCCTCGTAGCACTTGGTCTTGAATCTCCTGTGCGTGTCGTCATCGAGCTCCACGAAGAAGTGCTTCATCTGTTGAGCACCCGTATTCATATATATCTATCCAAGTATATAAATTTGTCCTAGACAATGATCACAGCTACTGGCCATGAGTAAATCGAGAAGCTAGATTAGTGCTTCGGTATTGATGATTCAGTGTATATGCATCAAAAAGCCTTTTGCTCTTTTAGCTTACTAATTATTTCCTCCCCTTCCCCCAGGACCTTTTTCGCTTTCCCTAGCATCAAGCTGATCTCATATTCTCTCAGAGCTCTTTGAACCATTTCTCTGCAGAACTCAGGTTCCTCTCTTACCTTGTTTACTATTAACGCGTGATATATGGCGTCCAGCAGAGTCTTTTCCTTTAGTATCTTGAGGAAGTAGCTAAGAACTATAGGTTCACTTAAGTGAATAACTATTTTTTTAACCTTAGCGTCTTCGAGGTAATCGTCACCTATCAGCTCAATGCCTATGTTTCCTTTTTCCAGCAGTTCCACCGTGACGTTTTGCCAGAACTTCTTTGGCACCCAGTCCAATATTTTGTAACGCCTGAGGTCATCCCTAAGTCTTTCCTTCCTCTCCTGCATCGCTCTTCTTATCATCTCGAACTTCCCTTTCGTTCTTTTCACCACTACGTTCCCTCCTACCTTATGCGTATATGGTCACTTACTTATATGTGTATCCAAGTATTTAGGCTTTTCAGTAATTAAGCATAATTGCAAAAACACCTGTGAACAATTATAAAAAAAATAGGTTAAAGCTTAAAGTAAAGTGTTGTGAAAAAAAGATTTGGTTTTTTGGTTTATTCCTCTTGTTCTTCCTCTTCCTCTTTCTCTTGTTCTTTCTTGTTTATTTTTATAGCTAAGTTATTAACAATCTCTCTTATTGTGTATATGTCTCTTTCTGTCTGCTCGATCCTCCTAAGATCTGGCAGATATCTTTTTACCTTGCTTATATATATCTCGAGAGTCTCTAGAAACTCTACCATCAATTTGTCATAGTATGCTTGTTTATCACTAAATTTTTCGTCTAAGCAACTAAATATTGGTCTATTTGCTAAACAATCTTTGCTAATGTCACCTAAATATGCATGAATATTAGGCGTATATACACTTGCTGTTTCATCAATGTTAAACTCTATCTGCAGGTCTGAATACGAATCTTTCTTACCTTTCTGTATTTTTGCTATCCTCTTCATATCGTATATTAGATTTACCAATTTTGCATAATATTTGTCAATTTCTTTTGTCTCGTCTTTTGCTATACCTACTATGTCTTCGTATTCTTTTAGTTTACTCGCTATATCTTCTATCTTTTCATCTATTGAGTTTTGTGTGTTTTCCATTTACTTTACACCTTAATTTACTTATATGTGTATCCAAGTATTTAAACATTTAGTTATATATATATCTGTATTTGCATTTCTGTTGCTGTGTCGTGTGCTTTGTGTTTTGTGTTTGGTTTTTGTGTGTATTTGTGTGAGTGAGAGATAGTATTTGCGTATTTGTGAGTTAGTAACTGTGCTGTGTATCTGTGCTTCGTGCTGTGTGTGGGAGAGTGGTGGGTCTAAAGTGGGAGAGCGAGAGTGAGAACCGATCCACGGAGCAATAAGCACGCTTGAAACCTTCATCGCTTGCTCCTGATTCGAGGCGAAAAACTGACAAAAAAATTGGGAAAAGGGTTAGGGTTAAGACAAAAAAAGTGATTGGTTTCGAAACGAGCCTCTGGTGCTTTCCTTACTGATCTCCATTTGTCTCGCTCTGCTCTACAAATGGCTGATCCGCGATATCCAGTATTATCTGGTCTCCTGCATTGTCCTCTGCGGTGTCTTCACTGCTGGTCCTGTTTTCCTCTACTGTTTCCTGCTGGCTTGGACTATAGATATAGACCACCTGGTTCCCCTTCTTGACCCACTTGATTCTTGGATCCTTTGCTCTCATCTCTCTCAGGACCTTCCTTATTCTCTTTCCATCCACTCCCATCTCCAGCACGAAGTGCCTGACCTCTATTTCCTGGTCGGGGTACATTGCTAGTATCTCGTATATTGCTTTCTTCAGGTCCTCCTTAGTTATGGTTCTCTTTGTTGCTCCCTTTGCCTCCATTTCTTCCCACATGTCCTGTTTCACCCATATACATATATATGTTAACAGGTATATAAACTTAACTCCGTATACAACTATATCGATAATCACTAACGATATGCATGACAGATAGATGCCTGATTCAAACAAAGATACATAAAAATGATCCAACAAACAATGCAAAAATCATATATATCAGTGTTGTATGATCAAATGAAACAATGATGTATAAGAATCATGCATGACTCAATGTACAACTCATATATAAAAATCCTCTATTCCAACAAGTATCAATGATATATAAAAATCAATCAACCACGAAGATAAAAATTAAAGAAAAAATCAAAATCCAACAAACAAACAAAGAAAAAGTCCTGTTCCAATATTCTTGTGATAATATGTATTTAC